TCATTTGTTCCGACAGCAAATGCACAAGGATCTCCTCAATTAGCATCTTTTTCAGGAATGATTGCAGTTCCTGCCGGAGGTGCTGTCTCATTACAACTTCTTAATAATATTCAACAAGGAACGCCTCCGACTTTAGTTGATAATTCAGACGGCGGTACATCTGTGGTTGCATCTCTCTCTATGTTCCAACTTGCTCCTCCAACTCCTCCATCAGTCGAAACAAAGACCGAAGCAAAGATCGAAATGAAAGCCGAGAAGAAGGTTGAAGTAGTTCCGACCCAACAAATTCCTATCAGTAGGCAACAACTCATGAAAAAGAAACTTGTAACTATTCCGAAATCACTCGTGAATATGGGAAAAAAGAATGGGCCGTTTCCTGATGGAATTATGAGTGTAAAATTCAGAAATGGGAAACTAGAAACGAAAAAATATGTTCCAGAAAGTAAAACATTGGAAGTCAAGGAACAAGATACAGTGAACGAAACTCTCTCATCTTCTCCTGTCTTAGTTGAAAAGCCGGTCACTAAAGTAGAAGAACCAAAAGATCCTAAAATGGAAGAATTGATCAAATACTTCGAAAGTCTTTCTCCGGCACTGAGAGAACAGCTTATCAAAGGAAAGGATAAATCACAAGCATCTTCATGGTGGTCATTGAGTAGTTAATTTCTAACTATAAAACAAGAATGCCTGTTATGAGGGGAGTTTTCAGAGGCTTTCCTTTTTATAAATGGGGAAAGCACGGCCATCGGTATTTTTATATAGTGGGAGATGCAGTCAGAAGAAAACATGCTAAAATGCAAGCAATTAGACAAGGCATTGCGATCAAAATGAATCAGAGGTATTAATTAAACAATTTACCATTGTTTAATTAAGTATTTTCTTTCTGCAAATTGGACAATTCTTTTTACCAGATTCAGTATTCAACCATTTTTATCCTATTTATATAATAAGATAAAAATTTTAAGTGAAAATCATTTACTCGTCGTCAGATCCAGAGTATTCTTCAACACTCTGGCCTTCACCTTCATCATCAGTTCCCATTCCTTCTTCAGCACGTTTCTTCAATTCAGATCTTGAAATCATCTTTCCTCCAGTATATCCTGCTCCTTCTCCGGAATCTTCGCCTCCATAACCAGATCCCATAATCAAATCTCCATCTCCGACAAACATTCCAGCTCGATGTTTTCGACGTCTCACTGGCATTCGTCTTCGACGTCTTCCGCCCATTGTTCCAAGACCAATTGCTTTTCTAACATCAGGACCATATTTATTGTAGAGATCAACAGCTTGGGGACCATATTTGATAGCAGTAGAAACAGCATTCGGAATAGCAGAAACAGCAGATCGTGCAATTTGTTTGAATGTATCAAAGAAATTTCCTGAACCAGATGCTTCAACTGTATGATAATCTAATCCCGCAACTTGCGAAGCGTTCAGCACATCTTCTTTTGAGATGATTCCTTCATTAGTTTGTACTTTATTTCCAGCAATTGTAGCTGTTCCTGTGCTTACTGTTACAACATAGAATTGCATGTTGACATCACGTTGAGAATTGAGATTTTGCATCTGGGCATTGATCTGCAGATTATAGTTGCCACTCATCAATGGCGCATCCAAAAAGCTACCAGTTTGTAAGTCTTTCGCAGGACAAAGGATAATCATTGCGCCAATGCGATTCCAGTCATTCCATGAATAAGATAAACCATTTGCACGACTTGTTTCCCAAAGTTGTTCTGGAGTTGCAGATGAGAGAAGATTTGACGCACCATTCCATGTAATAGCGAGATTTGAAAGACCTGCAAAAACTCCTTGAACATTGTTAACTGATCGATCACCGAGGAATTCTTGGGCAAAAATAAAGATTTTTTCTGGTACTGATTTGATATTTAAGTTCTGGGAGAACACTTGAACTGTCTCGCCTGGCGTTAGTAATACAGGCGGGTCTGCGAAGCGTTGGATGTCATAATAAGGGTAAACTTGAGCTTTTAAGATCTCTGAATAGAAGAGCTCATCTGGAGTCAAATATCTGAATGAAATAGTGGGTTGAGCATACAATGAAACAGTAACTGATGTAAGAGTTGAATTAGCTGAAACTGCATCATGAGACCACATCGAATCTAAAGGATTTTTTAAAGTGAGTAGGACTTGCATTTGAGTGACACCGAAGAAGCCGGCATGATAGTCTTTGCACTTTCCCCACAAGTAAGGTGAAAGAACCAATGGCTCAGTAAAACTTGTCTGAACTGAAGCTGTTGTCGATGTGTTGGAAATAACATCATAAAATACTGAAGAACCACGTCCTTGTTGATCTGAAGTTGAATCTAATTCACCGGCGAGAGCATTGGCAACGAATCCAAAAGCTTCATTGTAATTCTGAACTCCATCTTGCATACTCGGCAGTGTTGACAAATCGAATCCTTTCTCGTCTTTCATTGCACCGCATCGGAAAAGTGCTGGAAGTAATTCTGCTGAAGCGAGATTAAAATTATTATTGTTAATAGTAGCTTGAACGTTAGTACAGTTAGATTGCATGGGGAGAAAAGCAAGAGCATCAGTTGAACCAATATTTAGAAGTTGAGTAGCTCCTCCTGAAACAGTTCCTGTGAAGTCAAATTGAACATAGAATTTCATGAGTGCTCGTCGATCAATTACTTGTTTTTGGGACGGGGGTCTACAGTCAAAGCTTATTGATGTTGTTGAGAAGTTATTCGATGGAAAAGTCTGCTCTGTGATGAATTTACCGCCTCTTAAGATAACTGCTGATCTAGGTTGATTTAAATTCAATCTTGGGTCCAAGATCCGGAAGCAGGATAGGGGAATAATATTGTCTGACATAGTGATTGTATGAATATATATTATAGTAGAGATATTTAATTTAGATCAATTAAATATCTATACTTAATTCCGACCTTGATTATTAACACTTTTTCTTAATAAAGAGCAATTGCATTGACATAACTTTGTTTTGGGGAATTTGTAATTGGAAAAGCTGACCATAGTTTTTGCTTTGCCAGAAAACAGAAATCTGAATATCTTGTAATGCATTATCTGAAAGTAAATCAATTCTTTTGAATTCACTTCCTACAACAAACTGAAGAACGCCCCTTTCAGCTGAAATCATTGTCTGAACATCGAATGTTGCAAGAATTGGTGAATAATCTGCAGAAGCTCCTTCACCTGTAGTAATTGAAGCTGATTCAGAATAATCTGTTGGCAAAGCACCCTGAATCCATTCATTTCTGGTTGGTAATGTACTTTGAATAACAATAGCATGGAAATCATTCCAGAGATACAATGTCGAAAACTCTTGAATCATTGCAAATCCAACAACAGGTGTAGTAATTGCATTATTCTTATTGTCCATAATTAGAATTTGCTGATCTCTTCCGGCCGTATCATCTTCCCTTGCAAATGCTTTCCACGATTCGAAGAAGTCGAATAATTCATTATTCATGTAAATACCAATTTCTCCATCTGCTTCAGGAGTGTAAGTTCCGCCTGAATAAACGTTGGCCGAAGCATTCTGATAAGCAGTTTGTGCATTCATTGTAATCAGTCCTGAACCCGAATCGAATGTGAGAAACGGCGGATCAGTTGCACCTGCTGGGAATCCTGCATAAGCCGAAACAATAGCAAAAGCCGAAGCATAAGCGATATTAATGAGATCGATAAAGTGTTGATATGAATAAATGTATACAGCACTTTCAGTATCAGATTCGTCTAAATTCAATGGTTTGTAAACGATAGGAATTTGAACTGGTGGATTTGCTCCCCAAGTCAATGTAACAGTGTATGATGTTGTTAGTTTGTTTTCATCAACAATATTAGGAATGAAAATAGGAATTAACTGAACGGGGATCGTGAATTTAGTTACAACTAATTCATAGTCACTTGATCTCTGAACAACTGGATTCGATCTCTGATCTTGGAAAATAGCATTAATTGGAGCTGATGTATTATTCGAGAAGAAGATATCATAATATACATTTGCTCCTTCTCCCTTCTGGTAAAAATGCCCACCTGTTTCGTTCTTCTTAAATCCTCTTTTCATCTGTGCCATGATTTGTTTACCAATCTTCGCATCATCTTTCTGCTCTTGTAAAAGATTCTTCTTGAGAAAACTCATAATTACAAATATATTATTAGTGAAGATAATATATTTATACTTCCCATGTGAATAACGTTACAAGAATATCTGGATTCACTCCTTTAAAGAATTTGATGTATTCATCACAATCTAAATGTCTTAACCATAATCTTGAAATACAATGTCTTCCACATGTAGAAATCTCTCGGGAAAGTTGTTGAAGCTGTTTATCATTATAATGAACTTCATGTCCAGATTCATACAATAATCTACATAAATGAGAATTGACTTGATTACTATCTTCTCTGAAGTGTTCAGGTATCTTTTTCAGCTGGCTGTCAATAACACCGCCGTATGAATCGAAGAAGGTTACAACATCTCCTATCCTAAATAAACAACAGTAATGACCATAGTTTTCCTTTGTCAGATATAATATGATACACATATCATGTGCACCGAGAACTTCATCTAAAGTCTTCTTTTCAGCGAGTTCAGGATATGTTAAGAAATTGGCTTTTCCCTCCATTGCCTCAATCATTTCAGTAGAAGTCAAAGCTTTCTTTTCCTTCTTTTTAATCTTTTCCATAATGCGAAGTGGAGTAGTATTATATTCAAGACTTAGATTTTTTCTTTTTTAATGCAAGTTTCTCTCTCATTGTTTGAAGGAGGAAACATTCATTCTGCGTCAACACGTACGGTGGTAGGTCACCACATGTGTAGCATGTTACCCATCTCGATCTTAGTTTCAAGATCTTCTCTCTTTCTTCTCTATTAAATCCACCATATTTAGTCATCCAGTATTCAATACCTGCAGTAGAAGATTTTTCAGGAAAAAAAGTCACTGAAGTCGCTTCTACAAGGATTTTTCGACTTTTTTGATAATCAGTTAAGTTATGTGCTGTAATTCCCATCGTAATATTAGAACTTCTTCCAGTTTCAAGCAGTAGATCTCTGACATCGGAAACAACTCTTCTTACTTCAGAATCTTTTACTTTTTTCATTTTCTTTCCTTTTTTCTCATCGGGAACCTCGACACTGATTTTAGAACCAACACCAATATTTTCTGTGTCGTCAAATAGAACCAAACTATTCTTAAACTCTTGACATTTAGGTGGATCTTTAATGAATTCTGCGTCAAGTTTAATTCTATTAACACCTACTTTATCAAGTAATTCATCCTCGGGTTTTGCAGAGAATAAAAATACAGGATTATTCGGGAACTTATTCTTGTAGAAACGTGCATAGGATGCTAAAAAACTTGATTTCCCGCTACCGCTAGGCCCTGCAACATATAAGATTTCACGTTGCTTATCGCCTTTTTCGTATAGAGGAACTGGATATAACATACCATCTGTAATTATAATTTCCTGTTTCATATCGATAACCTCTTTAGCCTTTTCATACATTTTTATCAAATTTTCATCTATTTTACCTCCACTTCGTATTCCCTTTGGTTTCTTTCTCTGCATTAAATACTCCTTTAATAATAATTCATCTTCTGGTTTGTACTTTATTCCTTTGAATGTTCGTTTTGACATTAACGACATTGGATTATGTACTAAACGTTCTTCCTCTTCTGATTCTTCATCGTAGACATCAACAATTCCTCCTTCATCTCCAGAAGAGATTTCATCATCATTTTCCATCATTCCTCCTCGATAAACTGGACGTTTTTTAATAGTTCTCTTTTTCTCAGCAGACCGAAAGCCTTCTTCAATATCTTCGTCATCTACAGATTCTTCAGAATCTCCCTCAAATTCGTCAGAGTATTCACTTTCATCTTCATACTCTGATTCAGATTCAACTTTTCGTTTAACCTTCTTATTAACTTTTCCTGCTTTTTTTGGCTTATCGTCAGAATAATCGTTATTTAAAACCTTCAGTAATTTCTTGTCATCGTCCTTTTTCTCTTGATAAATCCTTAAAATCTTCTTATTCATAGATCCTCCCAGTATGATTGCAATAGGTCGGCCCTTTTGAAAGCTAAGCATTTCCAAGTGTCTATATTGTATAGTAAGAATGTTTTTAAAATCCTTGAAATACAAAGATTTTAGAAAATTTGAAAATTTACCTTATCTCCTTTCTGAAAATATGTTTTTGTATTGAAAACATTCGTAGGCTGTTATACATTTAGTGTCCTGCTCCATGAATGACTCTATCCCACCAACCTGCAATATCTGTCACAAAGCGGGCTACTTTGGAAGTGGATTTACTGTAAAGGCCTTTGACATCTTGGAAAACGAACTTTTGCACTTCAGGATTAACGTTTCCATACATTTGCTTCGTGATGTCGAGAGCGAAATACTGGCAGTTGTGATTGACTGGATCATAGTACCAGACACGTTCCATGCCGAATTCCTTCTGTGCTTTGTCAATTGCTTGATTCAATGTCATTCCCCGAATCGGTCTTCCGAGTGGAATACAGGTTGCATTTTTGTATGATGAATTATCAGCTAATTGAAGCTCAACAATATGATTTTTCTCGAATTTCCAGCTTGTTCCATCCATTAAATCCATTGTCAAGAATAAATGGAAGAATTCATCATATGGAGCATTACTTGCCAGAAGTTTTGCAATGAAGTTTAATGCAAGGGGAAGGGGACGACGACATACATAAACTTCGCGAATCGGAACATTACCAATCTTCTGTAGAGCTGATCTTACTGCAGGCGATGGACCAAGTCTGACTTCAAGTCCTCCTGTAAAACCTTCTCCAGTAAATTGACTTGTATATTCTTCAAATTGTTTAGCTTGGCTTGATGGTAAACCATATGGATTACCATTGTAATAATGTTCCAAAGACTTTCTCATTTGCATAATTGATTCCCAAATGTGCTCTGGTTGTTCTGATAATTCTAGTTTAGGTTGCGCGCGAACAGATTTTTCCTTAAAACGTCTCTTCGCTGATTTTGCTCTGGCCAAGTGTCCTTCGAGTTCTATAACTACATCCTTTGGAAGGACCACATCTCCTCGATAATGTTGTTTCAATGCTAATTTTGCGACTTCTAATCTTTGTTCGGGCGATAAATCATCAAGTGGAGATTTCTTTTTAGATTTCTTTTTTGATTTTCTTTTTGTTTCTAGCTCTTCCTGACTAACAAATACATTTTCTGCTTCCCGAATTGCTTCTGTATCTTGTTTTTGATCATCCGGAATAGGAACAGACTCCACAGAACCTGTGGTTTTAGCGACGATTGCACCAATATCATCTGCGAGTTGTTGCTGTCCAGATCTTCTCAGATCAATTATCGCACGTTCGCCAGATCTTGTGAATTCAATTGTACTAGGTCCAATTGCTCTGGCACCGGGTCCGAGGCTTACAACACCATATTGTTCTCTCAATCTTTGATAATTTCGTAATTCTTCCTCTTTTTGTTCTGCTTGCTCAACTGTTATATTTCTGGGAGGTAACGGATATTTTCTCTCTCTTTCGACGTTCGAAACTTGTGTTGTTCCGAATTCTTCCTCAAAAAGTCTTTGTTCTTGTTCTGTTTGTTCAGGTTCAATATCGACAATAGTTCCAAATTCTTCACCCTCCTGAGGATTATTTGTCGGAAGTTCATATACTTTACCATTCTTTTTCAGATAATCTTCTAGGATAACAAATTCTCTTACTGTTTGTTTATTTTCTTCAGAGCTATATCCAACTGGAGGATAATAATATGAATACATCTTTCTGATAATAACATCATATAATGTATCGATTTCTCTTCCATCTAGTTGTCCTAATCTCGTGAGTACCTCACTTTCAGCAATATCTACTTTTGCTTCATCATGAGATCTTTTTGCATCAATCTTAGCTTTTTCTCTTGCGATTTTTGCTATTCTCGCCGGCCTGAATAATTCGTGGAACGGAGACTCTTCTTCAGATTCATCATCAGAATCTGAATAATGATATTGATTTAATAGTCTTTGTAGCTCCATATCCTTTTTCTCTAATACCTTGGTCTTTTTTTTTTTCGGGATGCACCTCCTGAGAAGCCCATCCCTAAAAGTCGTCGCATAGTTGCCATGCTCGGCTTCTTCGATTTTCGTTTTCTTGTTTTTCTTCTCCCGCTTCCCAGCAGGCCATCATAGAACGAAGAATAACCTGTTCCGACGGTATTAAATAAAGCAGTCCTCGCTTGATCTCTAATACCCGGAGCTTTCACTCCGAATTTCTTCATTTCAGCATCTAGTATAGTTTTTGTTGCTACTCTCTTGTCTTCAATAATATTTGCTAATTCGGCATTTGATGCTCTCTTGGCTAAGACTTTGGCATATTTCGCAATTGCTTTATTTCTTGCTGTAGATTCATCAAATTGTCTTCTTTTTAGTTTCTTTTGCATTTCTCTTCCCTGAATAATGTCAAGTTCAGCTCGATAATCTTTTGCAATATCTTTTAATGGCCGTAAATTACCTGTTTTGCTATCAAGTTCATCAACCGTCAAACCTGAAAGTGATACAGGTAATGCTTGTTCTAACCCTAATTCTTGAAATCGGAGATAATCTTTCTGTTCTCGATTAAGTTGCGCTAATGATTTTGTTCTAGGTGCTCTGTATGCAGATATTCCTGATGTCGATCTTCTACGTTTCCCTCCGACAAACGCCCCTGCTCTCGATCCCAATCCAATTGCTTTCGCAAGATGGGGAAGACCGACTGATGCAATAGCTCCGAGAAGGGGACCAAAAAATCCAGCTCGTCTCTCGGTGCTCCGTCTTTTAGTGCTTCGTCTCTTAGTTGATCTACGGCAACCGCCAGCGGTGGTACCGGATCCTTTAAAAGAACTTCTTGCTCTAGACATTGCTTCTCCATATGGAATTCTATGTGCTTTAGCATATCTCTTGACGTGGGAAATCCAAGATGATGATTTACGAGATTTTCTTCTTCCTCCATAAATCAAATCGC